TGTCCTTGTAGAACACTTGGCCGGTGTAGGTGTCGATCGACCGAGACGCGGTCGTGATCGCCGACTCGAGCTCTTCGCTGTAGCGGTCGTCGCCACCGGTCGATGACAGGCGACGCGACAGTCGGTCCTCGGTCGTGTACCCGCGGTCAACAGTCATTCGTCACTAGTGCGTTTCGCGGTTGGTCGCCGAGTCGCTTTGCGTCGCGGACCGGGCGGTTCCGTCTCGATCGGCGGCGCGACAGCCGACCTGGGTTCTTCGTATGCGCGTTCGGCATAGCCGGCCGCAATGAGGTCGACGGCCTCATGATCGGGCACGTCGAGCACGCCACCGACATCGGGCCACTCCACGCCGTTTCGTGTACCGCCGATTTTGCGGAGCATACGCACTCGCATCGCTCGTCCTCTCAGCTAGGGGGTGGGGTTTGACCGCCGGGAGGACAGCGCGACGGTCAAACCCCACGATCACGGATCAGGCCTGCTGCAGGAGCTTGATCGCCGAGACGTTCTGCACACGCCCGTCGAACCGGCCGAACGCAAGGAAACCGACCTGGAGGAAATCGGCGTAGCGTTCGTCGAGCCGCAGCAGTTGGCCGCCCGACACGGACCGCACGACATAGCCGGCGGTGAAATCACCGAATGCGATCGTCTTCTTCCCGGTCGTGACGGTCGCGTCCATGAAGTTGTTGACCGTGTAGGGATGGCCATTGAACGTGTCCGGCGCGCCGGCCTGCACCGACGGCTGCCATAGAGGACGGCCCTGACCGTCGAGCAGTTTCCGCAGATACGCGAAGACCTGATCGTGGAACATGTATCGGCACCGGCCGCCGTTGCGGTACGCGAAGTCAACCGAATGCTCGAGGTCGATGATCTCGCCGTAGGTGATCGCGGTCGCCGATGCGGTGGTCTTGCCGACCGTCGCTCCGGTGACGAATCCCTGCGGCTGCGACGTGCCGGTCCCGACCGTCAGATGCTCATTGAGTGCCCGGCCGATCCGCTCACCAAGCTTGCGTGCGAGGAACGCTTCGACATCGAACGCGGAGTCCTGCATCAGTGACAGCGAGACACGCACCAGCTTTGAGGTGTAGATGTACGCGGCCAACGTCAACCCACCGAACGTGAGATCCTGTTCGGTGACCTGAGCGTTCTCCGCGAGGATCGCGCCCTTGTTGGCGGTGTCGTCGTTGCTCGGCCACTGCAGATCAGCACCTGTCGTGGTCTCGACACGTTCCGCGACAGATGCCACCGACGCGTAGTAGGCGAGCGCCTCGGTGATCTTCTCCCAGAACTCCTTGGGGACCGTGTAGCCGCCGGCGGCACCGGTGCTGGTGCCGAGAGCTCGCAGCTCCGGTGCCGGCACCATCGCAGAGGCGAGCAGCTGCCGCTGCGCGACGCTCAGACCGTCTCGCCCGAACCGCACAAACGCGGAGAACGCGTCCCGATACTCCCGGTCGGGGTCGGGTTGGTCTGTGGGTCCGCCTCGCACCTCGAGGTCGTCGGCCGGGTCGATCTCTCCGAGTTCGGTTGCTCGCTGTTCGCGTTCGATGTCGGCGTTGAGACGTTCGATCTCAGCGTCGGCCCGATCGAACTTCTGGCGCAGCTCATCGGTCCAACCGTCGCTGTCGGGATCCGCGTCGCGATTCCGGGCCACTTCGTCGGTGACCTCTTGCATCTGCGCCCACACGTTGGCGCGGCGGCGCTTCAAGCGCTGAACGTCGAGATGGGACATGTCATGACTCCTGTGACAATCGTGCGGCGTGTTCACGTGCGCGCACCTGGCGGAGCGCGTCGCGTGGGTCACGCGGTCGCTTTCTTTGCTGGATGCCGCCGGTTTCATCCGGCTGGCTGCCGTCGTGCCGCGTGGTCTCAGCCGGCGCGGGCACAGCCGGGGTGGTCTCAGCCGGCCCCAGCAGATCAGTGGGCTCGCCCGAAGCGAGCCGGCGTAGCATCGCGTCGCGCTGCTGCACAGAAATCCCTAGTGTCTCGCAGAGGGATTCGAACGCAGCGCCACGCAGCGCAGCGTCGGTTTCCTCGTATGCGGGGAAGGTAACGACGGCGACATCCCATAGACGGACCTCGGTCAATCTGATCATGGGTTTGCCGTCGGCGGCTTCGGTGCGCTCGAACCCGATGATGTCGAACGCGAACGACATCTGCGAAATGTCGCCACGTTCGAGGAGTGTCGCCAAATCACGGGCGTAGGAGACGGGCGCGAGTTCTGCTGATACAGCAAGACCGATGTCGTCCTCGGACAGCCGGAGTGTGCCGGCGCGGTTACGTGCCAACAGCAGGTTCGGGTCGTGGTTAACTAACAGTCGGATGTCGTTCTCGGCGATCGTTTTGCGGAAAGCTCCGGGAGCGATCTCCTCCCAGAACCCGAAGTCTTTGCTGCCGATCCAGGTGCGCCGGTTGAAGACCGCGGCGTGGCCACGGAAACCAAGTGAATCTGTGTTGCGACTAATACCGCTCCGATCAAGATCAGACCGGAGTCGTGCACGACCGAGCGAGTCGACCGGGTGACGGCACCCGCCGAGATCGACGCTTCGTTCAAGCAGCTTAGGCATCCGGTTGCTCCTGGACGGTTTGGTCTAATGCTACATCAGCGATGTCGGGTTTCAGGTAATAGTCGAGCCCGTCGACCGGCTCGAGGTTCTCTAACTGGCGTGCCTCATTCGGTGAGAGCACACCGGATTTGATGAGCAGTGCATACACAGAGCTGCGGGTCCGCGAATCGCCACGCAACAATCCATCTAGTGAATATTCGGCGTATTCGTCGGGGCCGACGAGTTCTTTGGTGCAGCGTTGCTCGAAGCGAGTGAGCCATGCCCGCAGGTTTGTTGTGACCCACCCGATGAACTGCTGCTCTATGCCGCTGCCCCATGATGTTGATTTCTCGACGAGGCCGAGCATGTGCGGTGGGATGCCGAGCAGCGTGCAGATGTCCTGTTTGGAGAACGCTCGTGATTCCAGTAGCTGCGCGTCTGCTGGTGGGATGGTCACCGGGAGAAACGACGATTTAGCATCGATCACAGCGATCTCGTGGGCGTTCTCGACGCCACTGACGCGTTCCCGCCACGCGCGTTTGATCTGCGCGGCTTCATCCGCGGTGAGTTCCCGATCGACTGAGAGGACGCCACGCAGCATCGAGCCCTGTGAGAAGAACCGGGCGACGTATTCCTCGGCGGACAGCGCGGAGGACAGCGACTGGCGCACGAGCCGCACCGGTGACACACCGAACATCCCATCGAGGCTCAGGCCGGGCACATGGAAGATGTCGTCGGAGCTGAGCTTGCGTTCGGCCTTCGTTTTCGTGTCTCGCACGAAGAACGCCTTGCCGTCATCAGCGAAACCGGGGTCGACTTCGCAGCGGACGTTCGACGGGTGAATCGGCCACAGCTGCATGGTCGCACCAGCCTGATTCTTCACCTTTCTGGCGAAGAAGTTGCCCCACCCGATCGCGTGCGCGTATGCGGTCTCGAAGAACTCGAAGCGTGTTTGCGCGGGATTCGGCTCGTTGATCACGGACCACCGGTCCACTCGTTGGCGTGTTCCCCGGCGGTAGATCTTGAGCGGAAGTGACGCTGACGTTGCCGACATCAGCGCAATTCCACGGTAGTAGGTGATCAGCCCAAACGCGGATTCCTCGGTTGCCACTGGCGTGCCATCCACAGCCGATCCCGCAGTGAACGCGTCGTAACTGAGCGGCATCGCCGGGTTTTCCAGCGACCGCCTGCTGCTGAACAGGAAGCGCAGCACAGTCACCGGCGCACCTCGAGCTCAAACGCTTTCACCATGAGGAACACACCGGCCGCGATCAACGCGACCGGTATTAACCACATCGCTAAACCGGCGACAACGAGCGCTGCGCCAACCGTTTCGAGGACCGTGCTTTTCGTCAAAAGACGTGCACCTCCCGGCGACGGACGCTGCGTGTCTGCTCGGCCTCAGCGACACCGATGATGAGCCCGACACCGCCGTCGATCCGCATCATTTCCTCGTGCCCTCGGCGGCGCGCTACTGCCTGCGGGTCGATCGGTTTCACCGGCACCGGTCCCCATGTCGTCTGTTTCGCAGCCATGTTGAGCACATGTGACGTTAGCACTTGGTCTCCTGAATGCGTGAGAGACCCCTCGCGCAATGCTGCCAGAAACCGATCCGTCGCGGCTGCCATTCGTTTCAGCACCCGCGTGTCGAACTCCAGCACACGCGGCTCTCCCTGCGCGTCGGCACCGTACAACTCCGACCAGTCCTCGATGTCGGTTTGCCAGCCCCACGGGTCGCACACGAGGCGTCTCACGTTGAAACGGGCGAACATGTCAGCGACAGCGTCATGCACTTCTCGGCGCGGTACCCGCCACTCGAATCCGGCATGCTGTGGCCTGATCCAGGCGCGCAATAGCATCGCATGGCGAGGTTCGGCGACCGTGACAACACCGAGAACCGATGCGTCACGGTTCTGCGACCCGTCGAAAAACCCGACGACCTCGGCGCCTGGCTCGATACGACGCTCGGGGGCCGCCAGCTCCGCCCAACGATTCGGGTCGACCAGCCGGCCCTCAATGCGTTCCGGCAGATTGCACCACAGCCTTTTCCACATCTGCGGACTCGTTGACGGGCGATGCCATGTCGCGACGACGCCCTCCACGTCCGTGAATTCGATGTACGGGCCACGCGCCTCTATCAGCGCTGCCCGCCGCCCTTCATCAGTCGTGAAATCCGAATCAGGTGACGCCTGCCGGTGGAAGAACGAGAACGCCGGATCTTCAACCGCTCCCGACGCGATCTCCGCGGCGTGCGCAAAAGCGTCTTCCGCGACCGATCCCTCACCCGGACCGAACATGGTCGTCGTCGACAGCGACCAACCGTCGCCGACGCCCTTGACAACATTCTGGGTCATCGTCTCCACCGCCTCCCGCAGACGAGGCGTCACAAACCGGTGCGTCTCATCGAAATGCTGGAAAGTCGTGCGCGCACCATCACGAGCATTCGGCGACCCCGAAAGCGGTTTTATCGACCCGCGACCGTCACGCCGCTTCGTTTCCTGAAGGCCAGGATCGAAATCCGCCGCCGCGGCGCACCGATCTTCCGTCAAGATCGCGTACACCGCGCCATACGCGAGGTCCTCCGTCTGTTCCTCGGTGTAGGCGATCATCGGGATGTACGGGTCCCGCAACGGTCGACCAACCGGCTCCCACACACCGCCACGTTTCCGCCATCCATCGCACCGCACAGGCGCCTCCGGGTGCGCCTCGGTGATCGCTACAAACGCCGCAAGCTCCGTTTTCGCGGTCCCTTTCGGGAGCGACAAATGGCAATCCCGGAACCGGCGGCGACCAGCCAATGGATGGCCCCGCGGGTACACCTCATACCAGCGGCACAACAACCAGATCTGCTCGTCGAGCAGCTGAATGTCGTCCCCGCGTTTCTCGCCAGGCCCGTGCACGAGCATCGCCTCGATGAACTCCGCGACCTGCAACCCGAGCGTCGGCCACCGCTCGCCGGGCTCGTCACCAGGCACCTGGAGGATCACGACGCCGGCCCCGACGGCACCGCAGTCAACCGCCGAACACGACGGTGACCAGCGGCCTCGTCCCGCTCCTTCAAGTTCCAACGCAGCGACAGCATGTCCCGAGGTGTCGCACCGAACGATTGCTCATTCAACCTGATCTCAGCCAACAGGGACGTGCTCGGCGACCGATGAAACTGGTCCACGAGACGGGCCAGCATCAGCAGACGCTGCCAGCCGGTCCTCGTGATCCGCCGAGCCTGCGGCGACTCTCGCCACGACTCGAACCACTCGCGGGTTTCGTCACGGAACACCACCGACCGTTTCCCGTCGCGGTACCCGCGCGGCAGCTCAGGTGGATCGAACGCCTCCAGTTCGAGTTCGATCCATTCGCCACGGTGGTTCTTTCGCTGATTGATCGAGTTCGGATTTGGAGCGAACCCTCGTCCGGCCATCCAGACCTCCCAGAGTCATGCGCACAAAATTGTGCCTGCGGCGGGGTGCTGGCGGGTGATTTCGCTCAGAGTTTTTTCGTCGGTGCAGGTCGACCAGATAGGGACTGCATTCGAGCGT